CAAACTGCGGCACGAAGATTCCAACGATTCGCGCAACGAACAAGCCGGTGATTGGGTCGGAAATGTGATTGATAAACTTCACGGCATTTGCAATCCAGCCGCCGCAACCCAAAAGAATGAACAGAACAACAGTCAACTCGACAAGCGTGTAACCAGTCTGCAATCGCTTCATTACTTCCTCCGTAGTTAGTTAATCGCCCACCACGCCAACAGAATCACGCCCCAGATGGGAACGGCGGAAAGATCGTCGGGTTCGGGGGAGGTCATGCTGCGGCTCCGTGATTACGCGCCTTGACGCGCCAGCGTTCGGCACTGGCAAGGTGATTACGCGCATCATTCAAACGCCCTTCCTTCGCTGCGTAATCCGCTGCCTTGTAGTTGTCGCGCATCAGCGCAATAGCGAGGTCGCGCATTTGGCTTTGGTTCTCGCCTACCGTCGGAATTTTCATGGTGCCCTCCACTCAGTTACCCCGGCGCAATCGGGCGGGGATGGGTAATCCTTTTACGCCCTTCGCAACCCCTTGTCAACAAGTATTTGACAGCGGCCTTGAAATATGCATAATGGCGGGCATGGACTATAAAACATTTCTTGCTGAATCCGCTAAACGTCGTGTCGAAGTAGCCAAGTTGCGCAAGATGGGCTGGACGTGGCGCAAGATCGCCGAATCGTTCAATATTACGCCGCAGCGAGCGCAACAGCTAGGCAAGACGAAGAAAGAGCAGGCCACCGCATGACTTGCGATAAGAAGCGGTAGCGCGCGCAAATGATCAAGCCCGTCAAGCGCGAGAACCGATTGCTGCGCGAGGAAAACGCAGCGCTGCGGCGGGCGTTGAAGTCGCCGGTATAACAACATCAACGCTTCAGGGAGCCCCATGACAGCACTCTGCATTTACCACGGCAATTGTGCCGATGGCTTTTCTGGCGCATGGGTCGTTCGCCGCGCCCTCGGAAACGCTACCGAGTTTCATGCGGGCGTGTATCAATCTCCGCCGCCTGACGTGCGCAAGCGCCACGTAGTGCTGGTCGATTTCTCCTACAAGCGCCCGGTCATGGAAAAGATCGTCTCTGAAGCGCAGTCCGTTCTTGTCCTCGATCACCACAAAACCGCCCGCGACGACCTCGTTAATTTAACGGGAGCACAGGTGATTTTCGACATGGAGCGCGCCGGCAGCAAAATCGCTTGGGATTACTACTTTCCGAACGAGGCGCCGCCGCCCGTTCTGCTTCACGTCGAGGACCGGGACCTGTGGCGCTTCGCGCTGCCGAAAACGCGTGAAATTCAGGCCAATATCTTTTCCTACCCGTATGACTTCGCGGTGTGGGACCGGCTGATGGCGAGTGATCCTGTTGTTCTTGCCGTCGAAGGCGAGGCTATCGAGCGCAAGCACTTCAAGGACATTGATGAACTGCTCGGCGTGGTGCAGCGGCGCATGAACATCGGCGGGCACAACGTACCGGTTGCCAATCTTCCATACACCTTGGTATCTGATGCTGCGCACAAGATGGCGCAAGGTGAGCCGTTCGCGGCTTGCTATTGGGACACGCCAAAGGGCCGCATCTTCGGTTTGCGCTCGACCGATGCCGGGGTTGACGTTTCCGAGATAGCCAAGCCGTACGGTGGTGGCGGGCACCGAAATGCGGCTGGATTCACGTTGCCATTTGCGGCCGCGGCTGCGTTTGAGGTTGCCCCATGACGCCATCCTCCATTTCAAGTGCCTGGCTGCGCGGGCCGCACGCAGAGCACGCGGTGCTGCCGATTCCTGCCGAGGTGGTGCGGCTGCTGGATGCGGCGAAGGGGGCGGGGTGAACTATTCGGACTTCATCGACCACAAGACGCAACTCGGTTCGATGGACGGCTTCGATCCGCTTTGGATGCCGGATTTTCTATTTCCGTTTCAGGAAACGCTTGTTGATTGGGCGCTGCGTAAGGGGCGCGGGGCGCTATTCGAGGATTGCGGATTAGGCAAGAGCCCGCAGGAACTTGTGTGGGGCGAAAACGTAGTCCGCAAGACAAACAAACCGGTTCTGCTGCTGACGCCGATTGCGGTCGGCGCCCAGATGCTAGGCGAGGCGGCGAAGTTCGATATTGAGGCGCATCGCTCGCGCGATGGCAAAGTCTATTCCGGCATCAACATCACCAACTATGAAAAGCTGCACCTGTTCAATCCGCAGGATTTTGGCGGCGTCATTACCGATGAATCCAGCATCCTCAAATCATTCTGCGGCCAATACAAATCCGAGATAACCGAGTTTATGCGCAAGATCGCGTATCGGCTATTGGGAACAGCGACGGCCGCGCCGAATGATTACATCGAACTCGGAACCAGCAGCGAGGCCCTGGGCGAACTTGGCTACATGGACATGCTTTCGCGCTTTTTCAAGAACGATCAGAACAATACGATCAAGGCGCTTGCGTATCACAACCGCGGCCAGAACTTTGCGCAGATAGACGAGTCCGCAAAGTGGCGATTGAAGGGACACGCCGAGGTTCCGTTCTGGCGTTGGGTCTGTTCATGGGCGCGGGCCTGCAGGAAGCCGTCCGACCTTGGCTTTAACGATGGCGCCTTCGTTCTGCCGCCGCTGGTCGAGCGGGATTATCTGGTCGAGGCGAGCACCAATGCACCGGGGATGCTATTCGCGCTTCCCGCGGTCGGGCTGAAAGAGCAGCGCGAGGAGCGGCGCAGGACCATCAAGGAACGCTGCACCAAGGTTGCCGAGCTTGTAGGCGACCAGAACGAGGCAACGCTGATCTGGTGCCATTTGAACGAGGAAGGTGACCTGTTGGAGCGCCTGATACCCGGCGCCGTTCAGGTCAGCGGGAAAGATTCGGACGACGCCAAAGAGGAAAAGTTCCTCGCATTCTCAAGCGGCCAGGCAAAGAAACTTATCACCAAGCCGAAGATCGGCGCCTGGGGAATGAACTGGCAGCATTGCGCGCATCAGACGTTTTTCCCATCGCACAGCTTCGAGCAGTATTACCAGGGCGTCAGGCGGTCCTGGCGTTTCGGCCAGACTCGGCCGGTGCGCATCGACATCGTTACAACCGAGGGCGAAAAGTCGGTACTGAAAAACCTGCAGCGCAAAGCACAGGCCGCCGACAAGATGTTCTCGAAACTCGTTGAGCACATGCGCGACGCGGAGAAGATCGCGCGCAGCGTGCCATTCACAAAAAGGGAGCAGATACCAGCATGGCTTGCCTAGATCAAAAGATTACCGATAAGTTCGCAATCTACAATTCCGATTGCATCGAAATCATGCAGGCGATGCCGGCAGAGTCGGTCCATCTGTCCGTCTACTCGCCGCCGTTCGGCGGGCTGTTCGTGTATTCCAGCTCCGAACGCGACCTGTCGAACTGCCTTGACTACGATCAATTCTTCGAGCACTACACCTATGTCGTGCGCGAACTGGCGCGGATCACGATGCCCGGCCGCATGACGGCGGTCCACGCCGCGGAAGTACCGAACAGCAACAGCGGCACGGATTCGCTGAAGGATTTCCCCGGCGACATTATCCGGCTGCACGAAAAAGAGGGCTGGCGCTACTGTGGCCGGCACGCGATATGGAAAGAGCCGCTTGCTGTTCGATTGCGCACGATGCAAAAGAACCTTGCGCACGCTTCCGTTGTTGCGGACTCCATTGATTGCGGCGTTGCTTCCGCTGATTTCCTGCTGCTATTTCGCAAGCTAGGGAAAAACCCTGTTCCAGTTGCGCACCCAATGGGCCTGACCGAATACGCCGGCGAGCGTAAGCCGCCAAGCGAACTCCTGCAGTACCGCGGATGGAAGGGCAAGCAAACCGAAAACCGCTGGTCACATTGGATCTGGCGGCAATACGCCGACTGCATGTGGGATGACGTTCGCATCGGCCGCGTCCTGCCGTTCAAGGGTGCGCGAGATTCAGAGGATGAAAAGCACGTCCACCCGCTGCAGCTTGACGTAATCGACCGGATTATCACGCTGCGGACCAATCCAGGGGAAACCGTGCTGACGCCGTTCATGGGTGTCGGATCGGAGGTCTACAGCGCGCTCTGTATGGGCCGGAAAGGCGTCGGAATAGAACTCAAGCCATCCTACTATCGGCAAGCTGAAAAGAACGTCGCAGCGGCCTATGACGGCAAGCCTTGCGAGGAAAATTACTCACTGGATTTTGGCGATGCAGAGCAAGAGCCAGTCGCTGCTTGAGGCAGTCGCCAACATCCTGATCGGCATGGGCGTTGCCTTTGCCGGCCAGTTGATCGTGTTTCCTGCGCTCGGCATTGCGGTGCGCCTGGATCAGAACGTCACTATCACGATTGCCTTTACTGCGATTTCGCTTGCACGCAGTTATGTGCTGCGCAGGCTGTTTAATCGTTGGCACAAGGTTGCCGCATGACAACCGACCAGCCCCCACAAGCCTTCGCCGAACGCCTTGCCGCGGTGTATGCGCGCCGATTCTGGACACTCCCCGAGATTGCCGCATGAGGCTCGATTCGCAGCGCAGGCAACCAGCTAGTCCATTCGCGCCAGCGTTCGCTGTGGCTGGCAGTCTTGCTCGGGCTAGGCATAACCACCGCCGCCGCCTGTTCGACGCTCCAGAGGCCCGTTGCGCGCTTTGCAGGCGGGATTACGACAAGTTGCCTCAGTACGGCAATTACTGTTCAGCGGCATGTCGGCGGCTGGATAGGCAGAGACGGGCGAGGGCAGGATGAAATTCTACTGCAAGGAATGCCATGCGCCGATCTGGGATTTCGGCTGGTGTAGTCCGGGTTGTCGTGAGGCTTGGATATGGAGGAATAAGTAAAGCGTCAGGGCGCGCGCCGTTTTATGGCACAGCTTCGTACCGGACTCGGGTGAACCCAGAACAGAGTCGGCAGGCCACAGGGCCGTTTATCTGTGGTGATGTAGAAATCCGGGCGCTGATCCACCGCCTATCAACCCGGTCCCTCCTTGAGGGCTAACGAGTACCTCTGCCTGTTATATGGGCATTCAAGAGGGAAAGAGGCGGTGAGTGGGTGAATGACGAGTTATGCACAGGTTTATGCACAGAGTTATCCACAGAAGGGAGGGGAAATGGGTAAGGTGCTGGAGCTAATCAAATCTAGCTCGCAACTATCTGATTTTGACTTGTTCTGGGAAATTTACCCGCGCCGCAAAGCGAAACTTGACGCGCTCAAAGCGTGGAGGCAAACCGAAGGGCTGCGCCCGCCGATTGAAAAGGTTTTAGCAGCGATTGAGGAAATGATCGAGGAACACGATTTCCGCGCAGATCCGAATTGCACTTATCTACCCTATCCAGCTTCGTGGCTCCGCGCGGGCCGTTGGGACGACGAATGACTCAAGTCGAAGCCATCCGCGATCACATCAAGCGGTTCGGAATGATCACGCCAGCGGAAGCCTATTCGCTTTACGGCTGCCTGGCCTTGCACAGTAGAGCCGCTGAATTGCGGGACATGGGCGAGGACATTGTTTGCACGATCAGGACGAACGGGCGCAAAAGGTGGGGAGAATATTCAATGAGGCAAGCGGAGCTAGCGCTGTGACTGAAATCACCTACCTCGACGTAGGCCGCGAACTGGCCGTCCCGCACCGCCTGATAAATCCAGAGATCGTGTCCTACACGCTCGAAAAATCAATCGTGGAAAACGGTAAGCGCGTCATCAAGCGCACGAAAATGGAATATACCGTGGTAACGGCGGAGCGGGTGAAGTGAATCCTTTGGCGACGCGTGCGCGGGCAGAATTTTTCTTGCGCATCGGACAACGCGGCCGTACGGACGATAGGCAAAGGGATGATTACACGTTGCCCTTATGGCCGCTCCCATTGATCTTGGAAGCGGATGGGACGCTTAGTGATGATGCGCGCCATTTACTAGCGGCGGAGCTGGTGAAATGACGCGCAGCGCTGGCGAGAGATTGCTGGAAACGCACCTTAAAGCGTTCAAAGTCGGCGGGTGGGTGCCCGAGTACCGCTTCGATTCGATACGGCGCTGGCGGGCCGATTTCGCGTTTCCAAAGGCCAAATTACTTGTTGAGGTCGAAGGTGGAACGTGGACTCAGGGCAGGCACACCCGAGGCAAGGGATTTGAGGCGGACTGTGATAAGTACAACGCCGCGGCAACGTTAGGCTGGCGCGTGCTGCGATTCACTCCCGGCATGATCAAGCGGGGCGAGGCGGTAAATGTGATCTGCGGGGCGCTCTGATGCCTGAACGGCCCAAGTTCCTAACTCGCACCATCCGCCTAGTCGGGCAGGCGCAGCGCGATATTGCTATAGCGGCGGTGAGCAACGCCCCGATTGATCCAGATAAGCCGCTTGAGCTGATCTTGCGCGAGGAAAAGAAAACCCGCAAGCCGGATCAGAATTCTGCTATGTGGTCAGGGCCGCTTTTTGACATTGCTAAGCAAGCCTGGGTTCAGGGCAGGCGGTATCCAGCCGAGACTTGGCATGAATACATGAAGCGCGAATACCTGCCAGAGATTGACGACGCCGACATTGATTCTTTGGTACGCGAGGGCTATCGGAAATGGGACATCGACCCGTCCGGCAAGCGTGTTCTGATCGGCAGCACCACGCAGCTTACCGTTAAGGGCATGGCGATATACATGGAGCAGATTTGCGCATATGGGGCTGGATTGGGCGTGCAGTTTTCTACGGTGAGGGCGGCATGAACGACCGCGAGCACCTAAGCCGAATCCATGATCTACCCTGCATGATTTGCTTGCTGTGGATAGGTGTCCGCAATACCCAAGTCGAAGCCCATCACATAGGCGACTCAAGCGAGCGCAGCGACTGGCTGACCATACCGCTCTGCCCAGACCATCATCGCGGCCCTAACGGGTTTCATGGAGCCGGGGAACGCGCATTTAATCGGATGTACAAAACAAACGAGCTGCAACTTTTGGGAATGACGATAAAGGAGCTAGCAAAATGAGGAATCACGGCAAAGGCCCCGCCCTAAGCATCAACGAACCGAACCGGGGAGGAACGAACGAAACGAACGCATGGAAAATGCGCATCGAAGCCCAAACAGCCGCCCCGCCTCCGGTGCGCGAGTTCAAGCCGCTCCGGGGCTATGTGCTGCCGAGGGAGGATGAGCGTGCGAGATATGCCGGGATTCCTAGCAGGTACGCGATATGAGCGATGCGCTGATGCACGGAACCACCGATCCCAATAAGTTCGCGTTTTTGAATCCGAGCTACAACATGACGTTCAGCAACACAGACGGCGTAATCGGAACACTCGATTTCAACGGCCCGGAAATGGTATTTACCGGGAAAGCCGAGGAATCCGCAAAGGTGTTCTTTGATTTCGTCGCCAAGTGTTTCGCGCAGCGCCTTGCAGAACTTGAGCAGGACAAAAAGCGCCTTGAATATGTGATGCCAATCATCAGCGGCGACGATACGCCAGACGCGAATCACAGGACGCACAAGATAGCCGCTGCGCTCACGTTGGGCATGGAAGGCCGCGCCTGCATTGATGGCGCGATGAGGAAAAGTGACCGTCGCGCTTGAAAAGTGGCAATTTCGCGACCCGGCAGACGTTGCTGAGCGTATCGAATCCGGCACTTGCCAGGGCTGCTCGTTCATCGTTCGCCTGACGGTATCCGGGGAGCTGGTCGAGAGTTGCGGGCGGCATCGGCGGTATGGGAAAAAGTGTGGGGATTACTTGGAGGCGCTAAGTGGGAAATAAGAACGATAGCCCGACAATCGCAGGAATGCCCGAGGCGCGTCTTGAATGGCACTTGGACAACTGGAGGCGGTATATGCGCTCAGACGTGGCCGTTGACGGCTTTCCGGGCCGTTCGGCTGGTTGTCTAGTTGGCGGGCTATCCGCGACGTTTGACGAGCTTGTGGACGCCGCTGATAAGCGATGTGCTCAAGCCGTGGACGCGCTCATGTTGGGACTGGCCCCGGCCGAGCGAGCGGCGATCAGCCATATTTACCTGTATGCGGTTTTCAGGTTCCAAAGGGACAATCTTGACGATCTGCTGCTGTCTGGGCGTTTCAAGGTGGCGAAGGGGCTGGTTAGCCGGGGATTCTACTGATGGTGTTATGGGTATTGACAGCCACTATGGATAGGTATATAAGACTTTTTGAGAGCAGCCCCTGCTCGCCCAGAATTCTAGAAGCCGCTAGGCAACACCGCAGCACCACCGATAAACAGGAATGCCCGCCGCTAGCGGGCTTTTTCATTTCAAGCCGACTGCGCAGCCCACCTCCCCGGATGCGCGGCGGCACGCAGCGACATGCTGCCTTTGCCACGCACCTACCCTGAGCGGGTGTCGTGGCGCTCTTTATTTCGCCTGTTGTCCTTTCTACCATGCTCACGGCGGGACATGAGGCACCAGTTTTGAGGCGTGACAGCCGCTTGGCAGGGCTTGCCGACGAAAGCTAATAGCCTATCGTCATTCGCGGATTCGCGGGAATGGCAAGGAAACACTAAGCGCCTGGCGCTAAAGCGGAAAACGCCGTATGCCCTTCGCCTCAAATCCTATTCGGCCAGCGCCTTGCGAATCCCTGCCG